ATAGTTTAAGTTCAAAGACCTTACAACAATCACCACATCGCCTACACTTAACTTTCTTCATCATAAACCTCCTCGCCAGTTTATGTAACAGGGGAGATTTTACTCCCCCCCATCAACAGTTTCAGATCCTTAGGGCGCAATCTGTAGAAAAACTAATCCAGACTCTGACGCAGTTAAATCCACCATGGTATGACCAAGAAACGGCAGATTAGTACCAGAGGACATATTGTCATAAGCAATTACTTGTCCAGTAACATCAGCAACAACCATGTCGCCTTTAGTTGCATCTGCAGATTTAACAGCTGCAGGACCCCATGTTTGTAGCCAGAAAAAATCATTTTGTGTAACAGCTATTGGGGCTACACCTATCGCCAAACTATCTGCTCCTGTAGTACACTCAATAGTATTGAGATAAGGATTTTGTAGCAAGCACCACTCATCAGTAACATCTTCTGTTATTACAAGTGGGTCATATAAAGTTAGTACACCATTCTGTGTCTTTGAAATAGCTGGATGACTTTTAACTCTATACATCTGCCCTAGATTAGCAGCAGTACCACTACCGCAGACTAGATAACCCTCTGCGTATGTATCTTTACTCATTGCAGTAGCAGCATACCATGTAAATGTCTTACCGCCTGCTGCATTTGTTCCACCAGCAGTAACACTTATGAGCGTCTCTGCCTTGCTCTCTACAACATCACCAGCTCCAGCGTCTCCACTACCTGCCTTAGCATAACGGAAAACTCTATCGCCAACAACCTTTCTACTTCCCAACTCTGCTAATTGAACCGCTGAGGATTTATAGATAGATTGCCCACCTTGTGGAACACTAACCTGATCACCTCTCCAGTTAACTTTGCCACTATCATCTACTTCTCCTTGATTCCTTACAGTAATATCAGCCATTATAATCCTCCTTCTTAGGTTTTTAGGCTACCTCAAAGGGGAACATTGTCTTGCTCCCCGAAGGTCATTCTATTACGCAGCTTGTCCAGTTATGACGCTATGACAGCGTCTCTTGTCAACCCAAGTCTGTCCTCTTTGAACAATCTGTGTAACTGCATCTTCATACTGATTAGGGATTCTCTTCCAAGGTCCCATCACCATGTTGACACCAGGATCAATAGAAAAACCAAAATGACTTCTATCAATCATGTAAGTATACCCAGTAGTACACTTTGGACTCCATATCCATACTCTACCCTTAAAGGTTATATGGTCTAAGCCCAAGTTAACAGCTTCCTTATTAACTACGCTAACTCTTTCAAGAGCTTCTGATTCACCCAACTCGTAAGTTGTTTGGTCAGAAACCAGACAATCAATCTTTCCCCAACGCTGTGCTGTGTTCATAGCATTGGTCATATCACTCTCTCCATGAACTGAGAAAGCACCGCTTGATGTCTTTTGCTGCTATCGCCAGCAATAATTAGCATCATTATCTACCGCAGTAGATTGGTTAATACCATGAACAGTAGAACTTGAAGAAGGTGAAGCATCTATCAAGTAAGGAAGTCCATTATAATCATTTACTCCTGAGCCTCCTGTATCTGTCCACAATGCATCTTCAACCTTCTCGTTCAATGTTTCCTTGGTTGTATCAAGCTTTGCATTCATCATCTTGATATGTCTAGTCATGCTTCCACCATTAATCTTGTCATCTTCCCAATATCTAACAACCTGATCGCCCAAGTTCTTCCAAGTGTCATAGGCAACAGTTAGTGGATCGAAGTCAGTTATTGTAAAGGTAGAACCCTTAGTGAAAAACTTACTAGTAGTTGTCTTCTTGATTCTTAATGGAATCTCAATTCTTCTTCCATCTGTAGCTTCATACTTAACCATGCCCTTACTTCTCAAAAGATTAAGTAGTTTGTTCTCTTCAAAAACCTGATCTATAGTCTTAGGTCGTCTCTTCGCCCAAGTTGATGTATACATAGTATTCAGATATTCGGTTAATGTAGCACTCATTATAATCCCCTTTCAAGTTAAATCTATATCTAAGCAGAAGGTAATGGTCCTAGCTTCTCTTCAACTTCCTCAACAGCTTTCTTTGTTGCTTCCTCTGAACTTAATTTTCTAAGGTCATCAAAGCTATCGGAATTGCCATCAGGCTTTTCATTAGATGTTTTCTTTTGCCTGTTCTTCTCTTCATCACTAGGATCTAAATGCAACCCTTTGACATGGTCTTTAGCCTTACTATAAAGCTCGCCCAATGTTAAATTCTTATTCTTTGGATCAAGACTTAAACCATACATTACAGGTCTATACTGGGTGAAGTCCTCGTTAGCTCTAGCAAATGCAGCAACCTCTGTTGCCATTCTATCTTTATGATCTTTTACATTTGCATCCCTAACGCTGTTTATCTCACCTTGCATTTCTAGTTTAGCAGCATCCTTTGCTTTGTTAAACAAATCTTTTTTGGACATCTTTTCAAAATCATCATCTGGAATAACATCAGCATCTGGTTTCTTATCTCCTTTATCATCATCTCCTGCTCCTTTATCTTTTGCATTCAGAAATTCTAGATATTCAGGACTCATGACTTCCATTCTCATGTCCTCAAGATCACCCTTGGTTTTAGCTAAGTCAGCAACTGTTGTATCATGCGTAGCTTTGTCAACCATTCCTTCGTTTCCTTTATCGCCGCCTTTATCGCCATCTCCTCCATCTCCATCCCCAAACATTAACATCATAGGTGGAAACAATTTTACCCAACTATTTAACATCGCCTATACTCCCTTCCTTCAGGTCTCCCTGTGGTTTCTGCCCAATAGGGCGTGATGCACTATTTCGCCTAAGCCTATATGCTCGAGCAATACTATCCATTGCTGCCCTAATGAATTTTCCTGACCAGAACCCAGTAAATAAAACCTCAGGTCTAGTTCCTCCACTCATCTTTAACAGTATAGTCTTTTCCCCTTCCAACCTCTCTTTAGCATCGCCTTGGAGAGCCGTTGTTAATTCTGTTCCCTTTGCTTCCTCTTTCTTCTCTTCAACTTTTCCTTGTTCTTCAGCCATCTGTTCCTCCACGTTATCTCAGGTTCTTCTTGACGTCATCTCTCATCATCAAGCCCCGTTTGTTTAGTTCGTGTTTGAATTCTTCTTTGTTCTTTGCTTTAAAAGGTTTCTCACCACAGCCAAAGTGCCAACCTTCAATTCCTTTATTTGCGTTTCTCCTTTGCTTATTCCTATCTTGTAACTCACCTTCTTTTTTATTCTTGGCTAGGTGATTGTCATATGCATAATTATCTAAATCATATTTCCCCATCTTTATACTCCCAGTGTTGGAAAGCTAGAACCGCCAGCCCCTTGCTTCATAAAGTCATTGAACATCATAGCTTTCTCAGGACTTCTTCCTGGACCTTCTCCTGGGAATAGTTGTTTAGGATCTATCCAATCTGTTTGTGCAGCGTAGGACTCCAATAAGTATTTCATATTCATGCCAGGAACGGTCTTGGCTATATTCATAAACTCTAGAGCCTCAGCCTTTCTAGTTCTCTTGTCCTCTGGGATAGCCTCTTCAGGACTTATTCTATAATTAAACTCACTCTTAAGTTCCTTCCCAGTAAACCTTATCCAATATCTTTTGCCATCATCACCGACTACATCTACAACCCTCTCGGCTGTCCAGTTAGCGAATACAATTTGATTCATTCCTCTCATAACACTTTCTAACATATCCGCCATTGTATCTCTTCTCTCGTCAATCCTTATCATAGAGGCAGCTCTTACAATTTCAGCTTCATGAGCTGTTTTTCTACCACCACCAGTTTCAAACGCGCCCATTTGATTTCTACTGAATCCCACAACCTCTCTAATATCTTCTCTAACTTCTTGAGCAGCAGCTCGAAGATCGGGAGGCACATGACTCTGGAATAGTGCGACAGCTTTCCTTATATCTCCATTAGGTCCTACATCGATCGCTACTGCGGCTTTAGGATCCGAGTCTAGCAATTTTGGGAGTTCATTCTTACCGAGCATTCCTTTATCATAGAGAACTTTAAGGAGAGCCACTTTCCTGTGTTTCTTAGCCATCGTCCTTATATCGTTCATTTCGCCCTGCTGCTCTTTAATTAGTCTTGCGTCAGGTGTCCACCAGAAGTAATCAGGATCTTCATTAAACCCTAATACCCTTGCAGGAAGTCCATCAAGCTGAAGGAGATCAAATTCATCTCTGAGGAACTTATCGTGATCAAGAGATATAACAAATACTCTCCCAGTCCTCTTATCATGTATCTCCCAAATCTCAACCCACTCTGCACCTAAATGTTCATCACCCATATGAGGAACAGACTCTTGCTGACCCTCAGTACTACCTTCAAGTTTAGATTGATATACACCTTTTAAGCTATCTACATTTTTATATTTAGGATCTTCTTTAATATCTTTAAGCTTCCTCATTTTCCTAAAGGCAAACCATTGAGCGGATGACCATCTACTCGTTCCCCAAGGAACTATAAAGTCTGAAGGATTGCACCGCAGGAACCATGGCATCCCAGGTTGGACATTATCAGTATACTCTATTCTCTGCCCCTTTTTACCAAAGGTTGTGAGAGATGAGTCGTCAAATTCGTCCGACAAAAAGCTGGGGTTAAATCCATACTCTGTATCATAACCTAGAATACCAGGACCACGACCGCACAGGTAACAATCTAAAATCATTGATTTCAATTCACCCTTAAGGGCAAGTTCTCTTATAAAGTAATTATCAAGTCTCTCCACAACTCTTGCATGCATGGTATATCCAGGCTTAGTTGGGATAACCCCTATCCTAGGATTACGGAAATAAACCTGAGGGATAAGGGAACGGGCTACAGCATATATCAAGTTTACTGGAACTACATCTCTGCCCCAGAAACCTCTATACATATTCTTATAGGTTCTCCACTCTTTAGACTTAGCGAAGATTGTTCTATACTTGATCCCAGCCTTTAACTTCTCTTTCCATTCAACCAAAGACTTTGACCCCGTCATTTTATCTGGCATAATTATTCTCCATGGTGAGCTGCCCTCAATCTATGTCTATTCTCTATAGAATCTTTAGGAGGTGTAATACCCCTCTTAATAAGAGACGCCCACTTTGTAGTAGATATCCTATCTTTATATTTATCCTTAGCTTTTCCTCTAGGCATTTTTCAAAGCCTCACTATAACTATTTTTAACAGCAGTTCTTGTTTTCTTTCTCTTACTCATCATATGCTTTGCTCTAGCTTTATTTCTATAGTTACTCTTTGCCATATGTAACCTCCATTATAAATTCAACTATTGAACTTATGACCAACCATCTTCTGAAAAGGGGTCGGTTATCCCTGCTAAGAAATCAGTCTCATCAGGCTCCCCAGTGAATACATCAACAGGTGTTTGCTTGTTTCCAAATTGGTCTTTATTATTATTCCTACTCCATGCCCACTTAAGGAACTCGTCAACTGAACCAACAGGCATTATATCATTAAGCCTCTCTTTAGCTTTGGATACAACCTCTCCAGGTCTAGCCACTTGTAGTTGGTAAGCTGCTGCATCTATTATATCTTTTCTACAAGCGTCTGAATTTGGAGTATATTCTAAAAACTCTTCTATAAATTCTTTATGTTCAGGCTTACAGTGTATAGCAAGATTTGAAGCAATTGGTTGAAGCCCTCTTATCCTAAGGTCTTTAGACTCTGAACCTTCAGGCTTTATTCCCCTTATCGTCATCCACGGGATATTGATTCTATTTCTATCTTCATCTGTTATAAAACCAAGTTGCATAGCCTTTCTAGCAAAATGCGCTAGAGACTTTTGGTAATAAATTTCCTCGACCGCAATTAATTCTGGAGCAAATAGTTTCCAATGCTTAGCCATAATTGCAATAACTTGTGTAGGGTCAAAATCCCCCACATCATAGTGAAGAACCCACATGTGATTATCAGCACACCAACCGCAGGTAAAGATTACACCCTGAGAATTCTTACTCCTCTTCTTAGTTCCCCAGCCAGCAAGATCGACAGTTGTGAAGATCCTCATTGTTTCAGGAAGCTCCCCCTTTGTTTTATAGTATTGAAGCCACTCGGGTTTGAAGAGCATATCCTCAGGTGCCATAGGTTTGTTAAGATACTGTGTGGCATACATATAAGGACCCTGTGCAGCTTTAATCTCATCAAGCTTAGTCCTACCATACATATTTTCCCAAACTGGTTTGCCCTCACTATCCTCAGCACTTATATCCATAACCTCGTATTGCTTCTCATTAGTCCTAATGAAATCAACAAGATCATGTTTCGCCCATCTAGTTCCAACATTCATCAA